ATGAGTTCAAAAAAGACAATGAACTTTATAGCTTCATTGAACAAACAGATCCAGAAGAAACCTTTAAGAAACAACAAATTTTCCATGTAGGACAATTTCCACCAACTAAACCAAAACAAAAGCCAAAACTTAGGAAAACAAAATGGGTTAGAACTAGGCATCATGGAGTCTTACAATTAAGACTTAGAGAATTAGAAAAAGATAATTAAACTTTAAAATAATTTTTTTAACTTTGGGCCCTCCTTTGGGGTCGTACTGAATGTATGAAAATAAACCTAATTGATTTAACCCAACGGATAAAAATAAAAACAGGAGTGTAGTGGCTTCGCGTTAATTAGTATTACTTAACGCAAGCCACACCCAAAACCCAACATTAGGGTTTTGAATAAGCATTTAAATAAAATTAATGCCCCGTGCAGATTTGACCCCTCGAAGCTGCATTACTTTTTAAAATAAAAAGTCACTATGAAGATTTGAGACCCCGAAAAGCTTCTAAAGGAGGCCTCCCAAAATAAGCCTCCTTTGCTCCGAGTTCGTGAACTTAAGACATTTTTTTTAATTTAAAAAACAAAAAACTTTTAAAAAAAAATTATGAAGCTTCCTAAAAAAAAAAAAAAAAAAAAAACCAAAAAAAAAAAAAAAAAAAAAAACAAACACAAAAAAAAAAAAAAAAAAAAAAAAAAAAAAAAAAAAACAAAAAAAAAAAAAAAAAAAAAAAAAAAAAAAAAAAAAAAAAAAAAAAAAAAAAAAAAAAAAAAAAAAAAAAAAAATTCCCCAAATATCCGAGCCGATAAATGGGGAATTCCATGAACTAACAATTAGAGAGAATTGTTAGAGGTATGTTATTTGATTGCTACAACTTTTGCAACAGGTTTCTGCTCTGCCAAATCCCGAAGGCTAGATTTGCTCATGTGCGCAAACTCAGGTGCGCAGAAGACGTGCTTCTTAGTCTTAACAGAGCGCGACGCACACATACCGACATCAACCCAACCTGCTTCTTCAAGCGCGTGGAACAGCGCGGCAGGCGGGAATTGTTTACTGCCAAACGACATAGCAGCTCGCTCACAAATTGCCTGAAAAGGAGAGGCAATCACGCCCGACGCAAACTCACCCATACGCAAAGAAATCATATCCAGCAGTGATGACTCAACAGCAGACATACCATTCTGCACCAGTGACATCTTAAAGTCCGTCATAGGTGCAGGCGCAGCAGGGTTGAACGCGCTAACGTCACGGTTAAACAACCAGTTAGCGATAAGGTCATATCCACCGTTGTTAAACCAGCTCCAAATACGCGACGCAACATCAGGCGGAAGACGCGACGCGTTGCTCCATGTACCAAACCACCGACGGTCACCCGATTCAAGCGACAGCGGCACACGGTCATTAGAGAACGCAAGCACGGCAAGACGGTTTACAAGATTGTAAGGGGCAAGACCTTTACGGTTAACTGATAGCATCTCAGGTGGCGCGGCGATGACTGGCTTGAGTTTGTTCGCAAGCATCCGACGTGCGGCGCTGTCTGCTTCTTTAAGCTCGTTAATGACTACGATTTCTGCTTCAAGATGATACCCCCACGCGGACTGAATCGTATCAGTAGACATCAGAGAGTAATTGCGCAGGTTAGGCCCGCATACGGCGTATATGAACGGCGCGTACATGGTGTCTTTACCGATACCTTGACCGCCAGCGTGAAGGATAGCGTGGTTAATCTTAACGCGTGGGTTCTGCACCTTGAACGCCATGTAATCCCAGATATGCGCAAGCTCACGCTCATCTGGAACAAGAGATTTACAGTGGTCGAGCCATAGAGATATGTCGCCGCCCAAATTTCCGCCACGGGACGAATTGGGGCGGGCGTCGCGCCACCGGTTGCCGTAAAGCTCACCGTCACGCGTAGCAATAACAGAATCACCGGCAGCAAAGGTAATACCTGCAAGCACTTTAGCGCCCATCACCTGACGGTTTTCGTCAAAGCTCATTGCTGCTTCAACTTTACGGTCAGAGTGAATACTCTTGCACGACACATGACGGTAGACGGCGTTAAACGTCTGGCGTGAGAACTCACGACGGTTCTGCAAATCGAAATAAGAATCGTCAGACATAACGTACGCAAAGCGCTGATACCACTCTGCCTTCTCAAGCCGTGCGATTTCCTTCTGTTCGACTTCTGCAATAATAGCGGCGGCGTCAGTGCTGAACATATCCGACGGCTCAAGTTTGCCAATCGCATTGTGCATCACCTCCGCCAATATTTCCTCCCGAAGACCGTGTGAGTGCTTAGGTCCACCCATCTCAGCCACCCACGCGAGGTAAGTACGACTGTCCCATGACGAACAATGTCCGTGAAAGCAACAGTAAGCGCGGTTGAGCGGGTGGTATCTGCCCATCAACTGCCCATCAGTATGCTCGGCGTGGTTAGGGCAGACTACGCCAACCCAGCCTTCAGCATTAGCAGACTCCATCACGTCGCCACGAGAGGCTAACCAGTCAAGCACTTCATCGTTGCCTGTGTCAATAATAGCGATTGGACGCACGGACGCGGTGTCAGCATCAGACGGGTGAACATCCAGCGCCGAGCAAATTTGGTCGAGGGTAAACTCACGCTCAGGGTGGAATTCTACAAGGATAGACTGAAACGATGCGCGGTCAGGCTTTAAATTGACCGACGCAGGCAGGCGAAAATTCCGCACAGGGTTAATTGCGCCGCTGTCAGTGTAGCCAGCGTCAGCGATTGCTTTAATAGCTGCACTGAATTCACCCTTAGTGGGCATATCATCTAAAGCGAAGGTGTAGCCCCATTGAAAATTTTGCGGTGAGGTCTCCATTATCCACGTCGGCTCAATGGGCGGGCGTAAACTCTTAGTGCCAATATCATCAAGCACAAGGAAGGCGACATACTCGCAGTTGCCCGCACTCGCAGACGGTTTGCCCTCTTTAAAGCGTGACGTGATAAACGACGCGGTATTGCCATACCATGCACCCTTGCCATCGTACTTTGCTGGCAAGTAAGCTGGCCACGCAAACTGACCATTGTCTTTAGCTATTTGTTTGACCAGAAGGACGCTCTCGCCCTCAGGTGCAATACGTTCCAAATACTTAATAAAATTCATTTTCCATATCTCTCTAATGTTGATACACCAACGGCTAGCGGTAAGCCTTCTGCCCATGCAGGAGCGCTACACATCACCGTTTCCAAGTCTTGCGCGGCGCTTTCCGCGTCTTCTTTTTTCACTTCTAAGACGATTTCATCGTGAACATGAAGCACGACAGTATGCCCGATTCGACGCAACGCGTCACGAAGTAAATCGTTGGCAATCGCTTGTGTAATATTCTCACAAGCAAGTCCAGCCCATAGCCTAGCTCGCGGCCATTCAACTGCATCAGCAGCGGGTTTCCACGCCGCCTTAGCGTAAGATACGCTACCGTCTTCAATGTATGCCGACGGGTAGCACAGCACCCGACCCGAAGGCAGGGCGTACCACAAATTCACGCCATCAAACAGATACGTCACGCGCCCAGCGGTAAACTCACGACCTTTGTGACGCATGGCGCACATATACGCCCGCTCAAGCTCACCCCAGTAGCGCACTGCCCAAGTGTTACTGCGACGCCACGCGTCAACGGTACGTTTAGCCTCCGCTTCAGGCAGTGAGATGCCATAGGCTTTGCCCATTGCACCAAACGCGCCAGCACCACCCATATAACCACACGACAGAATCGCCACTTTACCTATCTGACGTTGGTCAGGCGTGATGGCGTCCATTGGACGGTTAAAGATACCTGCCGCCGCGCGAATGTAGATGTCCTCACCCGTGCGAAACACATCAAGCACATCTTCACTGCCATGCTGCAAACTAGCCCAAGGCGTCACACGCGCTTCAATACCTGCCCAATCTGCTACCACGAACACATTACCATCGGCAGGTATTAGCGCAGGGCGAAGCATACCTTTTAGAACGTCCGTAACGCGCTTGCCATGCACTGGAACGATGTTGCGCCCGATGACCATATCATCGCGCACTCGCTGTGGCTCTTTAGCGCATTTACGCGTGAAGTTATGCACCTGCGCACCATATGACGACGCTCGACCAGTTGCACTGCCACCGTTGAACACAAACGCGCCACGCACACGGTGGTCTTCAAAGTCCGCAAGGTAAAGCAGACGATTAAACTTCGCCACCGACGACGCCCACAGGTCATCAGCGCACTGAATCACCTCACCAACGTGCGAGGGGATTTCCTCTGGGTCGTCAATCAACATCAAATTAGCGCGAACGCTTTTATCAATGGAATACTTCTCACCGTTCCACATCAACGCACGCGCCGCAGGGCCGACACGCTCAAGCACCCACTCACGCATCTTAGGCGAGCGAACGGACTTAATTGCACCGTCGGTCAGCTCCACGACACGCGATTGGATTTCTTCAAGCTCGACACTGGCGTAACGCATTGCGGCGCGACACAGGTCAACGTCCACGAGAACACCCGCGTCGTTAATGCGCTCATTGACGTGATAATCCGCAAGCTCGTCATCAGTCAATTGACGTAGCGCAGTAGACACTGCTCGCATAGTCCGAACGTCTTGACGGCAATACTCGATAAGCTCAGGTAGCAGTTTGGTGTTAAATGGTGGAGTGCAGCACTGCTTGACTAGCATCTTGCCTCGGTGGTCTTTGCGCATTTCGCTAGAGATAGCACGACCAACGTCTTCTAAACTGCCGGGAAGACAATTAGCGCGGGCTTGCACAGCCGTGCAGTAAAACTGCTCTAACTTAAAGTCTATCTGTAGAACGTACCAAAAGATTAACCGCTCAAAGGCAGCGTTATGCGCGCGTATCTGACCCGTGTAGTTGCGCACGTCATCGGGGAACGGCAAGTTAGGCGTCCATGTCTGCACGTCACCATCATCAAAGGCGTAGCACATACACAGCACGTCAGTAGATAGGTCTTGCGCGTAATTGTAGACGCCGTGCTTGGGCAGGTCACATTCGCTCTTTGTTTCAAAGTCAATATATAGCATCAAAACACCTCGCACGATTCTGAACACGCACCGGCAGAGTCTAAATCATCATTAAAATTAGCCATAGTAACTCTGTACCCATCCACAAAAGGTTCAAAAGGCAGTTTTGCTTCAGCTAGAATATCTTTAGTAGATTTAGCACCTCGAAAAAATACACGCTGATACTCAGGGTCTAAATTAAAACCGGCGTTACCATACATAGCCTCCATTCTTGCAGGAAAATCAAAGATAGCAGGGTTTTCTTTAGCTAAAGTTAATAACTTACGTTTAGACTTTTTCCAACACCATTTACAATTACCTTCATGTTCGTGCAAATTAAGCCTAAAAGGTTGCAGTTCCCAAAAGTTTCTAACTTCTTGCTTAGTAATTTTTAAATCAATTAACGGGTAGATGATTCTGTTTTCTGAAAACTTGGCGCTAACCCTATCAAGCTCATCTAACCGAATACCTATGGCAGTATCATACGACCCGCTTTCCCACCCTAAATTGCGAACGTATTTAGTTATAGGCGCTAACTTTAGTTCTCTTGTGCAAATAGGCTGCTTTTGATTAGGTATGCCGTACTTTTTAATAATTTCTTCAAATGGCTCACCTAACCTAGAAGCAGACGCAAAATCTACCACGTTAAATCCTGAACCTTTGCGTTCGTTATGGAATACTTTAGTTTCAAGCCATACGACATTAAAGTTAAAATGCTTGTCACATAAGTCAACGAATTTCAATGTAGCTTCGCTTTCTTGTCCAGTATTGGCAAACAAAACAACGGTTTCTTTATAGGGGTTATTTTTTAGCAATAGCGAGGTCATAAAACCTGAAGTTTCTCCGCCGCTAAAACTTATTAAAAGTCTGTCTTTTTTATTTGTATTCATAAAAAAAGGCGGCCTTTCAGCCGCCCCTCTCCTTATCGGTTATGCGCGTCTGCGGCGGGTGGCAGGCGCTTCATCCTCGACAGCTTCTTCTTTTGGCGCAGGCTCACCATCTAGGCTAATCCACTCCACAATGTCAAACATCGGTGTGTAGATACGCCCGTAGGCTTTATGCTGATAATGTTCTTTGCCCAAAGAAACAACAGCCACTGGCTTACTTTGGTCTGTTTCTACTTGATTGGCAATGTTGACCGCTAAGGTCTGCACTGCGCGTTTACCACCCACGCTAGTGACGGTGTAGCGTACTTCTTCGCCTTTATCTTCACCATCTATACATTTGAGCGAAAAGCCCACTTGCGTTTCCCAGCCACGTTTAGCGGCGGCAGGCGCAGGGTCTAGTTGTGGCAATGGCTCAGTAACGCTAACCATCTTTTCACCTAGCACTTCACCCTCGCCCCATGCAATAAAACCATGCGTAAAGCTGAACGGATTAACTGCCCAAATGCTGTCATTGTCTACTTCGGTTTCTGACGCGCCATATACCCAATGGCCTGTTCTATCCATTTTAAGGATAGTCACGCCGCCAGCCGTGCTGGTGTCGGTTTGAATGTTGCGAAGTGCGCTGCTGATTGAATTTACTGCTGGAAGGTTGGCGTTGCCAAATACGGTTAATGATGTCATTTTAATTTACCTTTAAAGTTTATTGAGGGCATTTGTTAATTGTTGCCCGATTAGTAAGACAGTAGGGCGGGGGTCACTTTCGTGCGCCATCGTACTGCCAGAAGATACCACTGCAACGACGTCCGTTGGCATAGGCAGTTTCAGAGCCTTTAATTTCTTCTCTGCCTGTGCCGGTGAAACTAATTTAGAATCGTAGATGTCATCGTTTGTTAAACCAAGCGCCAGAAGCGACTCAACTGCTTCTGACTCATTAGTCCATTTTCTTGTCCCTCGTTTAGCTACTAATTTGTAGTTAGGGACAGGTTTACCCGCTTCGAGCATTTGAAACGCAAGCGCTCTCAAATCGGTAATCCATTGTTCCAGAATCTCAGCCTGTTGTAAATAGTTTGCAATAGAATCTGCATCAATATTATCTAGCGACGCCTGCAACGCTCTATCTACCTCACCTGTCATTAAAGGACAAGTTGGTTTAGCTGCGCACCACTTGCAGTGCTTACCGCTAGCTAATGGCGCGTCAGGTGCGTCAGACAAATCGATAGCCTTCTTAAGTGTATTTTCAAACTCTCTAATGCGTTTAAAGGTGGTTTTCCAGCGCTTGACCGACGGAGGCTGAACAATCACAAGCTCAATAGACGCCGCGCCATCAAACACCCATTCTAGCCCTTTTGTGCGCATAGCGGCGGCGGCATAGAACATGAGCTGTTCGTTCTCCTCCACTTCTACGCTAACGCCACTGCCAAACTTCCAATCTAATATGACGGCGCGGTCACCAAGGCGTCCAATAAGGTCAACGCTACCAAACACCTCAGGCAAGAAGTCACCATAACTGACATTGGCTTCAACGGTAAACTCCATCGACTTGGTAGGGTCAATTTCATCAAGCGCCGCTAGCGCCGGCTCAATCTTTTCCTTTGCCAGCTCAGTTGTCATATCAATGCCAGCATAAGATAGACTGTAGATGTTGAAGTTATCCTCAGTGAGTAATTTCTCCATTGCAAGGTGGCAAAGTGTACCTTCATCGGCAAACGATGACGACGGCTTAGGTGGCATTTGTTGCACCAACTTAACACTGGCTGGGCAGGCGATAACACGTTTGGCGGTGCTACCGCCGGCGATACTTGAATGGCTCATTTTAGTTTCCTCTAGTTTAGTGAGATTGCAGTATATCAAAAAAAGTTTGCAAAGAAAAGTTTGCAATGATAAACTTTAGTCATGTTAGAAAAAGACGTCGAAAAATATTTAGTAAAAGTCGTCAAAGAGCTTGGCGGCAAATCGTATAAGTTCACCTCCCCTGCTTGTCGGGGAGTGGCAGATAGAATCGTGTGTCTACCGAATGGCAGTACATGGTTTATTGAGCTTAAAACCGCAGGTGGCAGTCTGTCAGCACTGCAAAAAGTCTTTGCATCAGATATGAGCAAACTTAATCAAAAGTACGCTTGCCTCTGGAGCAAAGAAGATATTAACAACTGGAGAGAAAACAATGATTGAATTTGTACAGTACCTTGATGAAAGCAATTTAGCGTACCTTATTATGCTGTTTTGTTTCTTGCTAATGGCGCGTTTGCATCTTAATGCGTTAACTGAAATTGCGCGTCTTCGCAAAATTATGAAGCAGGTGTTACTGGAGATACAGGCTTAACTAATGACATAGCCATACCCCCGTTAAAAATAGTACGCCAATGTAAAACGTGAGCGCTGCAACATCATCT